CCTTACAACCATGTAAAACCAACCTTTCCAATGCGGTTTCTTCCTATATATAGAAAAACCACATTTACAAACACTATATATTGTGCTATACTCTCTTTGTTGAGTTCCAACCCCTATTGTTTTAGGTCCCCACCTTTGCAATAGGGGTTCGCTTTTTCTATGCTTCCGGTATTTTTTCAAACTCTGTTTCGTAAATATCCGGTGTATATCTCATTAAAAGGCTTTTTGCTTCCTCTTCTGTTATGGCGTTTCCTACTTTCTTGTTGTAGTCCTCTGTATGCGTCAAAAGCCAATTTCCTTTTTCACTTCTCCACAATTCACAATCGTATGTAGTTCCTACTTTTCTATTTCCGTAAATTGCCTTAACAAGTGGGCTATTGGTTTCATACCATTTCTTCACATTCGCTATTTTCTTCATTTTATCCGTATCGTACTTTAATCCCTGGATAACAAACTTCATTACTGCACCCCTCTTTCCGACTTTTCCTCACATTTCCAATAATATTTATTGATAATCAACATTTCTTTGGATAAAAGCATGGATAACCCTAAAGGAACGGTTATAAATGCTATTGTTGCATCCCCCTCTAAAATCTTGATTGCTACGGCCGTGAAAATCAGCAACGCAACGCCGTTTAACTTCTGCATGGCAAAATACTTTTTTCTTTCCCGGCGTTCCCTGGCGGCTCTTCTGCGGCTTCTCTCCTGGTTCATGGCATCCGTGTAGCCTATCATATAGGCCCGGTCCAACATTGCTTTATATGGGCTATTCTGTTCGCTTATCTTCTGTACTGCCGCCGTCTGCATCATGTTGTGTTCCCTCGCTTTCTGTTTCTTCCGCTCTGCTTTCGTCCCCACGTAATGGCGGAATTAGTAATTTGCTTAATATTGCGTTTTCTGCTTCTCTGTTTTCTCTGATTACCCTTAATTCCTCAATTCGGTTTTTGCTTAAATCATCTATAAGCCTATGTAATCCGGCCGCTGCACTCTCAACGCCGTTTTCTTTCTCCCAGGCTTCAAAAATTGATACCACCGCCCCGGTTATCTGTTCATATTCCGTTCTAAATCCGGTTTCCTCTTCCTCTGCATCCAGGGTATTAAGAAAATCCGGCTTTTTCCCGGTAATCATTGCTTGGATGCAGTACCCCGGCACTTCCGCATTGACCGCATTTGTGATTAACTCCGCTTTGGCTGCTTCCTTTACCATTCCGTAATAATCCGGCTGTTTTACTGTTACCGGGCTATCTGATGTAAAATTGTCCATAAATCCCATTTATTTATC